CAGGCTGTCTCAGTTGGTAGTTCCTGCTGCGGAACAGCTTACAGGTAAGGCTATGCAGATGGCTGAAGCAGAGCAGATAGCTGCTCAAGCTCAAGACCCTGTGCTGCAAATGCAGCAAAGAGAGCTAGACATAGAGGCTGCAAAGGTCTCAAGTAAAGCTCAGGCAGATATGGCTAAGATAATGGCTGACCTGGAGAAGGCTTCGCAGAAGATTGCTTTCGACAGAGAGAAGTTAGCTGCCAGTCAGCAGATAGAGGGTGCTAAGCTAGGTGTTAAGATATCGGAAACAAACACCAAGGAAGAGCTGGAGTCTGCTAAGATAGCATCCAAAGATCAGCTAGAGGGCGCAAAACTAGGCGTTGAGATAGCTAGAGAGATTATGATCGACGAAAGAACACGAGAGATAACGGACCGAAACGATGGCGACTGATGCTGATTTGTTCCCACTTCTTCAAAAGAAGATAAGGGACCACATGAATGATACTTCAGACCATATGAGTGCCGGAGCTTGTGCAAATATTGAGGAATATAGAACTTGTTGCGGGATCATTAGTGGTCTCGCGCTTGCAGAAAGAGAATTACTCGACATGGTAGAAAGCCATGAAGAGCAAGACTGATCTCCGCAAATAGCGGTGCATGTGACTCTGGACACCAATCCAGTGCAGGAAATACTAATGACAGAAGCATTAGCAGAAGTAACATCCGTTGGCGTAGAGACCAACGATGAGCAACGGGTAGCGAAAAAAATGCCCGAACCTAAGGGTTATAAACTACTTATTGGTATACCTCACGCAGACAGGAAAACGTCTGGCGGCATTCTCAAGGCAAAAACAACCGTAGAAATGGAAGAGGTCGGTTCAATCATAGGAGTTGTACTCGCTATGGGACCGGATGCTTATCGTGATGAGAAGCGTTTTCCAAGCGGTCCGTATTGCAAAGAAGAGGATTTCATTGTGATGAGGTCTTACTCAGGCACTAGATTTAGGGTGACCGGAGAGGAAGATGAATACCAAGAGTTTCGTTTAATAAACGATGACAGTGTAGAAGCTGTTGTTGAAGACCCAAGAGGTGTGAAAAAGGCATGAGTGAATTGGAGCAAGGTTTACAAGAGGATAAGTTCTTTGGGGTTCGATCATCGGTTGGTGAGACTGATGAAGAGGTTACCGTAGAGGTAATAGACGATACGCCAGAGACTGAGCGCAAGCCTGACAAGAAGTTATCTTCTGAGTATGGTGATGACATCACTGAAGAAGAGCTTCAAGGCTACGGAGAAAAAGTCCGTAAGCGCATAAACAAGATGACTGCTCGTAATCACGCTGATAGAAGAGCGAGAGGAGAGGCAGAAAGACAACTGTCTGAACATGAACGCATTAGCAAAATGCTTCATGATGAAAATCTAAAACTCAAGAAACTGCTTAGGCAGGGTGAGACAGCTATCGTTGACACAGTCTCTCAAAAGACTGAGCTGGAATTAGCCAACGCTGAAGAAGAATTTAAATCTGCACATGAGTCTGGCGATACTCAAAAAATCGCAGAGGCTCAGAGAAAGTTAACTGACGCTCAGATACGTCAGCGTGATTTACAAGGTCGATCAGCAAGATTGAAAAAATCACCTCAGCCTGAGGCGCAAGCCGAAGCACCAGCACCAGCAGCCCCTCCAAAGCTTAGTGTTAAACAAGAGCAATGGTTGGGTGAAAATCCTTGGTTCGTAACTAATGAGTTATCGGAAGAACAACTGGCAAATATGTCAGAAGAAGAGCTTGAGAAAAGAGAGCTCGATGAAACGATGACTGCGGCAGCTTACGCCACGCATCATTCATTAACCCGCAGAAGCGGTGGAAGAATTACCAATGAGGATGCTTATTACAAAGAAGTAGATCGAAGGATGCGGCTGAATTTTCCGCAAGCCTTCGCAGAGCCAGGATCAGAAATGGAGGCGCAAGTCGAAGTAAGTCGATCTAATCCTGTTTCTCGCAGTAACACAAACGTGGTCGCTCCAACCCCTAGAAGGAACAATGGAGCTAAACCGCGCTCAGTTCGACTTACCAGGAGCCAAGCCGAAATCGCTAAGAAGTTTGGCTTAACCAATGAGCAATACGCCGATCACTTTATGAAGCTACAGCAGCAAAAGTAATACGGCGTTGGAGACTACTATGTCAGAAGAAGTTAGCGCAACACAGGTGGATACCACCCAACGCTCTGCGGAAGAGCGCAGCAGTACAACTCGCCCAAGTGATTCTTGGGTTCCAGCGTCTGCTTTGCCTGTACCCGATCCTATCCCAGGATGGAGGTTTCGTTGGATTCGTACCAGCGTGGCAGGTCAGGCAGATAACACTAACGCCTCTCGTAGCTTTAGAGAGGGATGGATTCCGGTTAGATCAGAAGATCATCCTGAGCTACAGGTTATGTCTGATGTGGACTCAAAGTTCAAAGGTAATGTTGAAGTAGGTGGTTTGCTTCTCTGTAAAATTCCTGAGGAAGAGATACAGAAAAGAAATGACTACCATCATCAAATTGCTCAGAATCAAATGGACGCAGTAGACAATAGCTTTATGAGAGAAGAAAATCCTATTATGCCTTTGATAAAAGACAGGTCTAGTAGGACAACCTATAGTAAAAGGTAACGTCTTTCGAGGGGTTGCCTTAAAATGAGGACTTAACTATGGCTGCTACAGCAACCCCTATGGGGGCAGAACCAGTCGGCGGTTTATCTGCTTGCGGTTCTTTCTCAGGTAAAGTTCGTCATATTAAGATTGCCAGCGGCTATGCCACTGCAATTTTCTATGGCGACTTCGTCAAGCTGGTTAATACTGGTACTGTCGAGAAAGACACTGGTACTGCCACAATGACTCCGGTAGGTATTTTCATGGGATGTTTCTACACAGACCCTGGAACTAACCAACCTACCTTCAATCAAACCTATCCTGCATCTACCGCAGCAGATGACATCATGGCTTATGTCCTTGATGATCCTGATTGTGTTTTCCGTATGCAGAGTGATGAGGCTTTGGCGCAGACTACTCTTGGCAACAATGTCGGAGTTGTACAGACTGCGGGTTCTACTTCAATCGGACGCAGCAAGAACGCTGTTGATGGGAGCACTGCTGCTACCACCAACACGTTACCTCTCAGGATTCTTGAGTTTGTTGATGGCCCAGATAGCGAAGTAGGTGATGCTTTCACAGATGTGTTGCTTACATACAATGCTGGTATGCACTTGTATCGTAACGCGACTGGCGTATAAGGAGGCCTAAGAAATGGCTATATCAAGAGCCCAAATGCTCAAAGAGCTGTTACCAGGTCTAAACGCCCTGTTTGGCTTAGAGTATGCGAAGTACGAAGACGAAGATAAGATGATCTATGAGACAGAGACATCTGATCGTTCGTTTGAAGAAGAGGTCAAATTGAGTGGATTTGGCGCAGCACCTGTTAAGCCAGAAGGCTCTGCAATCAATTATGATTCAGCGCAAGAAGCTTTCACTGCTCGTTACACTCACGAGACCATAGCTCAAGGCTTTGCAATCACTGAGGAAGCAATGGAGGACAACCTCTATGCTTCACTATCTCAGCGATATACCAAGGCTTTGGCGCGAGCAATGGCTTACACCAAGCAAGTCAAAGCTGCCTTTCCTCTGAACAACGGATTCACCAACGCCTTCCAATCTGGCGATGGTGTTAACTTGTTCACAGCAGTTGGAGATGGCGTTGGCGGTGGTGGTGGTCATCCACTGGTAAACGGTGGGTTTAACTCAAACCGTCCTGCTACAGCGGCAGACTTAAACGAAACCTCTTTGGAAGATGCGATCATTCAGATTGCAGCTTACACTGATGAGCGTGGACTTTTGATTGCTGCTAGACCACGACGATTGATCGTTCCACCCAACCTGATGTTTGTTGCAACTAGAATCTTAGATTCTGAGCTGCGCGTCAGCACTGCTGATAACGACATCAACGCCATTAAGAACAACGGTTCTATCCCAGAGGGTTACTCTGTCAATCACTATCTGACAGATAACAATGCCTTCTACCTGATTACCGATGTTCCTAACGGCATGAAGCATTTTGAGCGTACTCCGCTTGAGACTTCAATGGATGGAGACTTCGATACAGGTAACGTGCGCTATAAAGCGCGAGAGCGTTATAGTTTCGGCGTATCCGATCCGCTTGGAATATTTGGTTCGCCAGGTACTTCATAATGTAAAGGGCTCTATCAGGTTTGGATTATACTCGTGCATGATCCATCCTCCCTTGGTCCTGGTAGAGCCCCTTTACTCTTTTTACCCTGACTGCATAGCAGACACTAGCCCCGACAGGAGTAACACATGGCTACTACTACTTTCTCTGGTCCTATCAAGACCGGAACTATTCGAGATACGACTGGCACAACCATTGGCACTGATGTGTCCAATGTAGGTTCTGTCGTAATGGCTCAATCCGTTGTTTTAGATATTATCGGTGCAGATGATCTCAATCAGCGTGTTGCAGTTGTCCCCGCTAATTCCCAAATTATTGATGTGATCCTAAACGTAACCACAGTTAATAACGATTCAGGCACTGCTACGGTAGCTATTGGTACAAGTGCGGACGCTGATGCTTTCGTCCCAGCCACTAACGTCAAAGCTCTTGGTACAACAAGAGGGACTTTGGATACTGAAGCCACCGATGTGGGAACTACTGATTTGGAAGTGTTCGCTGATTTTGATGCAAACACTGGAGATGGCACTACTGGAGCAGCAACTGCTACTGTGATGTACATTCAAAACAACAACCTTTCGTAGAATATAAAGCGGGGCTTGCCCCGTTTTTTATTTGGAGCTTCATATGGCAGATGCACTAACGAGCCAAGTGATCGAGGACGGCCCACGGAATGCTGTTCTAAAGTTCACTAATGTAAGTGATGGCACTGGGCAAAGCCTAGCCACACTGGTGGATGTTTCCACGTTAAGCAGCGACCCAATGACGGGTCAGGCATGTAACGGAGTGGTACTACAGTCAATCATATATTCCTGTGTCGGTATGGGTGTAGAGCTTTTTTACGATGCGACTACAAACATGCCACTACTGAATCTTCTTCAGGACTTTTCTGATCAACTGGACTTTGGTCCGACTGGCATTCCAAATAATGCGGGTAGTGGAAAGACGGGGGACATTCTCGTTACAACCAGTGGTGCTAGTAATAACGACACCTATTTTCTAATGCTTACTTTAACCAAGACATACGCTAGTGTTTGAGGGTTTTGATGATGGCTAAACTAGAAGTATTCCAGAACGGTAACTTCAGTAACGGTGACCCCGTTTATCAGATTGGCAAGAAAAACGCTGAAGGCGGCTTTGACGTTGAAATCTTTGATCTTATGTCTGAGACTGAGGCAAAGGCTAAGCTCAAGACAATCAATGGAGCAAGTAAGGCAAAGCCTGACGAAGATATTGTTGAGACAACGCTGGATGAATTGGGCAGGATGACTAAAGCTCAGATAGAAGAATTTGCTCGTGAGTTTGGTGTTGAGTTGGATAGAAGGCAGAAAAAAACCGACTTAGTAAATCAAGCTTACGAGTGTCAGTTTGATGGCTAAGGTAGCTAAAAAAAAGAGCTCACCTAAAAGAAAAGACATGGGTATAAAAACCTCTGTCAAGTCTGGAAACTTCCGCGCCACAAAAAAGGGCGCAGGTATGACCCAGAAGGGAGTGAAGGCATACAGGAAAGCTAATCCTGGAAGTAAGCTCAAGACGGCTGTCACTGAGAAAAACCCTTCAAAGAAAGATGCTGCACGAAGAAAGTCTTTTTGTGCTCGATCTGCTGGTCAAATGAAAAAGTTTCCCAAAGCGGCAAAGAATCCTAACAGTCGTTTAAGACAGGCGCGAAAGCGTTGGAGATGTTGATGAAAGGTAGAGACAAAGTAGGCGTGGTGATGAAAGAGTTTAAGGATGGCAAGTTAAAATCTAGCTCTGGAAAAAAGGTTACTGATCGCAACCAAGCTATGGCAATTGCTTTGAGCGAAGCTGGCATAAGCAAGAATATGTTTTCTGGTGGTAGGGTAGGTGACGGTAAAGCTGTTCAAGGAAATACCAGAGGTAGGCTAGTCTAATGGCAACCAGCGGCACTACTAATTTTAACCTGGATTTAGGCGATATATTTGAAGAGGCCTATGAGCGGTGTGGCCTGGAGCTACGCTCTGGTTTTGATTATAGGACCGCAAGAAGAAGTTTGAATCTTCTGATGCTTGATTGGCAGAACAGGGGTCTTAATCTATGGACCGTTAAGAACGCTAATCAAACCCTGACGGCAGGAACAAGTGCTTATGCACTTAGCTCAGAGAAGCTTGATATTGTTGAAGCTTACTTGAGGACTGACGCTGATGATATAACTAAGCAGTCAGACCTGACCATGCAAAGGATATCAGTGGCTCAGTATTCCCAGCAGACTAACAAGCTGCTTCAGGGAAGACCTATCCAGTATTATATAGAGAGAGCCCCTAGCGGGATAACGATAAACGTCTGGCCTGTGCCAGATGCTGCTCAAGTGTATACCTTTGGCTACTATTATATGGAGAAGATTGAGGACACGGGTTCTCCCGCATCTAACAACATGGATGTTCCCTCAAGGTTTTTGCCGTGCTTGACTGCTGGATTGGCGTACATGATTGCGGTTAAGAGAGCAGAGGCTAGACCCATGCTGCCGTTCTTAAAAGAAAACTATGAAGAGCATTGGACTATGGCTGCGGATTCAGCAAGAGAAAAGGCTGCTTTGTATGTCGTGCCAGGTGGATATGAGTATCTATGAGTGAATTTGCAAGTGGTAAGCATGCCTTTGGCTTTTGCGACAGGACTGGTTTTAGATACAAGCTGAAAGACCTGGTCCCTCAGATTGAAGCTGGCAGACCAAACGGGATGCTGGTAGGCAGGGATGTATTAGATAAGGACAATCCGCAGTGGAGGCTGGGCATGATCAACATGTCTGACCCCCAAGCATTGCGTGATCCTAGACCTGATGGAGGGTTTGACCAAAGCAGAGAGCTTTCTGCTTTTGATCCTGTCGGCGGTGGAAACACTGCATTGGGCAGCAGGACCGTTGGTCTTGACATGTCAGGTCATGTAGGAAGGGTCGAAGTTGAGATTATTCAGCCAGATTCAACTGCCAGTCTCACAGGCGTTGTGGGTACAACTAACATAGGAAATATAAGTGTCGAAACAGGAGAGGTTGATATTGACGTTTCGGTTACTGGAGTTAGCTCTACGTCAGCTATTGGCTCTGTTACGCCTTTATCTGACACTTTTGCAGTCACTGTTGTCAGCACCGGAAGCGGAAACAAATATGTGATTGATGGTGTTCAGCAGGCAACTGTAAATTTAACAGAGGGCAATACTTACAGATTTGATCAATCAGACGGAACAAATGGCGGTCATCCTTTGAGATTCTCCACAACTTCTAATGGAACTTGGGGGGGTGGTTCGGAATATACAACGGGCGTTGTTACTAATGAAACTCCGGGCAGTGCTGGGGCATACACTCAGATCACTGTGGCGATTGGTGCGCCTACACTTTACTACTACTGCACTAATCATTCTGGTATGGGAGGTCAGGCGAATACGCCTAGTTAAGAAATGGCATTTACTTTCACTACCTTAAAAACCGCCATACAAGATTATATTGAGTCTACTGAGGCTACTTTTGTTAGTAACCTTCCGTTAATAATAACGCAGGCGGAGCAAAGGATACTTAGATCTGTTCAAATACCAGATCTTCGTAGAAATCAGACAGGCAATCTTTCTCAAGGTAATGCCTATCTAACTATGCCCGATAATTTTTTAGCCTCGTATTCTCTTGCCATAGACAATACTGGTTATGAGTATCTGATATTTAAGGATGTTAATTTTATCAGAGAGGCATACCCCGTTGAGTCAACTCAAGGTGTTCCGAAGTATTATGGCATTTTTGATGACACGAGATTCATCGTCGGCCCTACTCCCAACTCAAGCTATGCAGTTGAGCTTCACTATATGTATGAGCCAGAGTCTATAACTACCGCATCAAGCGGTACAAGTTGGCTTGGTTCTAATGCTGAGAATGCTTTGCTCTATGGATGCTTGGTTGAGGCTTATACCTTTCTTAAAGGTGATGGCCCACAGATGGAGTTCTATATTAAGAAGTATGAGGACTCTGTTGTAAGATTGAAGTCTCTTGGAGAAGGCTATGATACAACTGATAGTTTCCGGTCAGGTAATGTAAAGAGTCCTAGAATATAATGTTTTTAGTAGATGTTAAGTCAGAGATTGGTAATGTGGGAGTTCAAACCACTAGCAATAGAGGGTTTTCTCCAGAAGAAGTGGCAAGAGATTGTGCTGACAGAATAATATCTATATCTGCTACTGCTGATCCAGTTCTTCGTCAGCAGGCGGTTGCGTTTAAAGATGGTATAGAGAAAACAGTCTTGTATTACATGAGGCAAGCGGCGAAGAGTGAACGAACTAATATTTACAATGAACTTTTAAATGCCGGGGAAGAGTCTTTGGCAGAAAAAATTAGGAGGCTGTGATGGCTTTTTCAGGCAACTTCATGTGTACCAGCTTCAAGAAAGAGCTGATGACGGGTACGCATAATTTCACGAATAGTACAGGTAATACTTTTAAGCTTGCTCTTTATACAAATAGTGCGAGCTTCAATGCTTCTACCACGGCATATACAACGTCTAACGAGATATCTGGTACTGGTTATAGTGCGGGAGGTGGCACGTTGACTAACGTCACACCTACTACTGGTGGCACTACAGCCTTTACCGATTTTGCTGATCTTACGTTTAGCACAGCGACAATTACAGCTAGAGGCGCTCTTATTTATAATGACTCTGCTTCTGGCGATCCAACAGTTTGTGTTCTTGATTTTGGTGGAGATAAAACTTCCACTGCTGGTGACTTCAAGATTGTTATGCCTACTGCTGATCAGAATAATGCGTTGATCAGGATCGCCTAATGTCCGGTGTGGGTTGGGGCCGTGCTGCTTGGGGTGATGGTAGCTGGGGCGAAGATACAACCCAAATCGTAGTAATAGGTGGTTGGGGCCGTGGGGCGTGGGGTGATGGCGCTTGGGGCCGATCATTAGGTTTAGAAGCTACTGGTCAGGTAGGAACGGTTGCGGCAGGTATCGTTGCTGGAGCCACAGTCAATCTGACAGGTCTTGAAGCCACAGGCGTTGTTGGGTCAGCTCAGGTTCTGGCTCCGGGTCAAGTAGCGGTAAGCAGTGTTGTAGCCACAGCTTCTGTCGGAAGCGTTGTTGTTCATCACAATGCCCAAGTAACAGCAACAGGCGTAACCGCAACAGGCGGTGTTGGCACTGCCGGAGTACAACAAACCACTGGTGTCTTTCCTACAGGAGTAGCAGCAACATCAGCAATCGGCTCTGGTTTCAGTGTTGTTGCTCCTGCTAACATCTCGCCAACAGGGTTGCAGGCAACTTCTACGCTTGGCACGGTTGGCGTTGATTTAGTCCTAGAAATCAATCTTACAGGCGTAAGCTCTACGTCTTCTGTTGGGTCGGTAGCCCCTGCTGCTGGAAGCTCGATAAGCGTAAACGGCATACAGGTCACTGGTCAGGTGGGCAGAGTGCTTATCTGGCAGGATGTTGATCCATCACAGAATCCAAACTGGATTAACCTGCTCCCTTCACAAACTCCGAATTGGGTGGACATACCCTGATTGAGGTAAAACATGGCAACTTATGTAAATGATTTAAGGCTGAAAGAGATAGCCACAGGCGATGAGTCCGGTACTTGGGGTACATCCACTAATACTAACTTGTCACTAGTAGCAGATGCGTTCAGCCAAGGCACGAAACAGATGTCTTCGGATGCTGATGAAACCTTCACTATGCCTGATGGCTCTGCTGACGGCTCTCGCTCTTTGTACCTGAAGAT